GCCACCAGAGCCATTGGCCGCCGCAGTGATACGGCCTTGCGCGTCCACGGTAATGTTGGCGCTTGTGTAAGAGCCAGCGGTCACTGCGGTGTTGTTTAGGCTGATTGTGCCAGACGTGGTGATCGTGCCGCCGTTTAGGCCAGTGCCAGCGGTGATGCTGGTAACTGTACCCGTACCAGATACGGCCACCCATGTGCCGTCATTGCGTAGGAACTTGGTTGTGTCGCCTGTTGGCGCTGGGATGGCATAACTGTTCCAAGTAAAAGCGTTCTTTAAATAAAAGCCGTTCCAGTTGTTTGAAGCACCACCAAGGGTCAGCGCAGTCGCTGCGCCAGAATCCACAGCAGGCTGGAAGTTTGCGCCATTAAAGTCAACAGCATAAGTGGTTGCCAAAGCAGCCGTGTTGGCTAAATACAAGCGTGCGGCATAAGAGCCAATGCCTGCAAACGGCACACCGCCATAAGTGTTTGTGCCAATGACAATGCCAGTTGTTGTGCCATTGCCACCAAAAATGCCGTTTAGTGTTGAGGTGTTACCCGCTGTCAAAACAGACTGCAAAGTACCCGCGCCGCCACCACCGCTGACGGGCGTGCCAGTCAAGTCAGCATAGACACCCGCCTCAACAACACCCTCAAAACGGTTAGGAGCGCCTTGTTTGTATTGGTCAACAGCGCTGTAAAAGTTAGCGCCGACGATGGCTAATTTAAAGTCATTGCCCACGTTGTTGATTGTGGGACGGCCTGCATTTGCTGAGTAGCCAGACAAGCCAGCCCAACCGCAGCCCTCAAACGTGATAGGGAACGCAAAAGAGGGGCTAGACGCAGCCAAGTAAACTTGTTGTTGAGGATAGCTTGTGCCAACAACAGTAAAACTACAGGCGTTGAGAACACCTGTAACGCCAGGGCGTGAGACTGTTTGTTGCACTTGGAACTGCGCTTGACCGCCGTTGGCTTCAAAGTAAACGCCGCTGATGTTAAACGCGCAAGCAGCTTGTTGGGCAATTTTCCCGCCTGCGTCAACAATGGCCAAGCCCCATTTGGCACTAGACAAGTCAGTGCCAAAACCGTTGGCCTCAATAGAGCCGCCGGTGTAGTTAAACGTGCCCGCACCAATGACCTTGCCGCCGTAAGAGTCGTTGTTGCCAACGGTGCAGTTGGACATGGTGATGGCGTTTGGCTCAGACACAAAGCCAAATGCGGCGTTTGGCTCAAAGTAAAAACCGCCGTCATTGAAGCGGATTACCAAGTCATTGAATGTAGACGATAAGACGTTAACGCCATACAGGCCAGTTGACCAGCCTGCAAGGTAGACGTTGTTGATCGTGACAAACGCAATGTCTTTAAGGGCCATGCCCAGCTTGTTCTTTTGGTAGCCGTAAAGCGTAAAGTCTTGGAACAGGCAGTAACCAGCTGGCTGTGGGTCATAGCCAACAATTTCAATACCATTGGCGTTGGCCGTTTGGTAGATGGTAGTGGCTGCCATGCCGTCGCCAGACATAGACGGGCGCTTAACAGGGTCTACTAAACTGCTGTTCATGGAGAACACTAGCGCTGCTGAAATCTTGTATGTGCCAGCAGGCAGATAGACGTTGCCGCCATAAGTGCAGGCCAAATTGATGGCTGCTTGGATGGACGCTGTGTCGTCTGTTGTGCCGTCGCCTTTAGCGCCAAAGTCTTTGACAGACACCAAGTCTTGCATCTTGTCGTTCAAGGTCTTGCCAACAGCGCCAGGCATGATGCCCAAAGCATAAGTTTGTTTGAACCCAACAAGCGCATCACCCAAAGCAATGTTAGATTGGTTGGCCAACTCGGCAGCCAAAGTGTCTGCGCTACTGATGCCAGGGATATTGTCCCAAGAACCAATCAACACAGCGTCAGCATCTTGCAAGACAAACTTATAACTTGTCTGCTCAGTTAGCCAGATTTCTTCTGGCACACGGCCAGCGGAGTCCAACACAATTGGGTTAGAGTGCGCAGACAGGCCAGTTGAAGATGTGAAAGTGGCGGCGGCTGTTGTAGTGCCGGCCAAATAGGAGTAAAGCAGACCGCCAGACAAGGGCACGCCGTTGTCGTCAAAGAACTGCGCGCCAGCGCCTGCGAATAGGGAAATGTTGACGGTCATTTTCGTTCCTTAAACAATGCTTGTGATAATACCGTTTACAACGGTAACTGTCTTTAAATCTACAGTGGTAAATGTACCCGACGCGCCAGTATTTTGCGTGGCCATAGTGCCCAAACCAAGGTTAGTCCTTGCCCCTGCGGCAGTCGTTGCGCCAGTGCCGCCGTTTGCTACTGCTATTGAGGTGGCGTTCCATGTGCCTGCGGTCAGTGTGCCCACACCTGTAATACCTGTATATGACCCAGATATACGGGCGGTGTTGATTGTGCCACTTGTAATCTGATTTGCGTCAATTGCAATGTTTACAGCAGATGAACTGGTCAGCTGTCCTTGCGCATTGACAGAGTAGTTTGGCACGCTAGAACTTGTGCCATAACTGCCTGCCGTTACACCAGTGTTTGCCACATTGACGGTAATTGAGCCTGGGCCATTGGCCACGTTAATGCCAGTGCCCTGCGTCAACGTGTTTAGCTTGTATTTGCCTGTGTCACCAATTAGCAACTGGCCATTAGTTGGCACGGCGTTTGTGCCAGTGCCACCATTGATAGGGTCAATGATGCCGTTACCACCACCCAAAATGGTGTACAGATTGTTTAAAAAGCGAAACCATTCACGCGAGATCGTGCCCGTGCGTTCGTCCATGAACGGCACGCGAGGGGCAGGGATTTGCGTGGTGTTAAGCATTTGTTGGGCTTGCGTGTAGTTCTGCGCCTACGATGGCCAATTTAACGGGGTCAGTGCCTGACACCTCATAAACCCTGTCGCGCAGTTTTAAAGTCATACCAAGGCGACGCCAAATGGTGCGGTGGCCATACTCGCCAATGCGCCCCATAGATGTCCAGTGTTCGCTTGACCATGTGTGGCCGCCGTCGTCTGACCAGCGAAGCATGGCCTGTGGCGGGGCAATTGGTATTTGAGTAATGGACGACAAGATAAAGTCACCGCTTTCGGTGATCAAGTTGTCTTCAGCCTCAGTCACCAAAAACACGTTTGTGTCATTTGTCAGGCCGTTTAAGCCCACGCCAGTCTCAGCATCTAATTGCAGGCTGTGATGTGCAGCGCGGTTTAGGTTGTTTTGGCCAGTAGGCAGGGCACGCCATGAGCGCAGCCACTTTTGGGCTTGACCATTGTCAGAATAGACATCCAAGTCAAGCGTGTAAATGTTGCCGTTTTCAAAGTCACCAACAACAGTGTTACCACCAAAGTTGCACTGGCAGTTGGAACGGTGGCGGGTAAACTGGCCATTGACCAGCCCTGCGCGTTCATGCCAGGCTTGCGTGGCCGCATCATAGACCCAAGTTGCATTGGCGCTTGGGAAAGTCAGGACGTAAAAGCCGTGGCCTTCTTGCTGGTATGTGTAAGCCAATGCGTCAGAAATATTGCCGTATTGGGCAATGGCATACTCAACAGCATGGGTAGAAACCCTTTGTCCGGTGTAGCCGTTGGCCTTGTAGACAATACCTTGGCCACGGGCGTCAGTGCCAAGCCAGAACAGGCTGTTGTCTAGTTTGGCAATAGAGAATGCGGCCACACAGCCAATTTCGTTAAACGCGCCTTGGATGCGTTGCAAAGGAAAGTCAGTGCCGCCCACGTCGTACCAGACCTCAACCGAGTCAGTCCCAAACAGCCACGCTTCGCGGTGATCGACGTTGACCGCCACCAAGCCGTCTGGAGAGCCTTCAGCGCTTGCAAAATCAAGTGGGTCTACCGATGACCCATCCAAGAGCGCCGTGACCCATACGCGCTGGCTATTGGGTTCGTTGAAAACAAAGTAACCATCCAAATAACCCACAGTCTCAGCGCCTGGGAAGTCAGGGTCTGTAATCTGCTTAAATTCGTTGGTTGACTCGTTGTAAATGTAGCTTGGGCCGTTACAGGCAAAGAACAGCTGCGTGCCATTGTCAGCAATGGATACAGGGCCGCCGTCAGCCACGTCGCCTAGTTTGACTGGCGTGGCCGTCAGGCTAGTCATCTTGTAAACCTCAGTGCCTGAGACAACGTAAAAGTCTGCGCCGTTGGTCTGATGCGCCCACAATGCGCGGATGGGGCCAGTGCCTACAGTCTTTTGAAATAACAAGCCTGGGGCGCGGTTCAGAAATCCAGGCTCTTTGCCGCCTTCAGGTATAACCTCTGGAAACAAATTGATCATGCGGTTGTCGGCAGCATTGATGCTGCGGGCAACGTAGCTTGAGCCAAGAATTGGCGTTTTCATCAATAGTTACCGGCATAGATGTTGAAACGCTGGCGGTTTGCCACCAATGCGTAAGGCAGTGCCATCACATCATCTGGGTTGTTAATGCGCTTTAGATCGCGCTTAGACGTCATGGCAATGCGCTGCACTTGTGGGCTTGGCTCAACACCAAACTCGGGGGCAAACTCCATAGCCAAATTGTAGGTAAACGCCCGCAGATAGCCAGGCGGGTAATGCAAAACCGTTGACAAATTAACAGGTCTGTCTAATTCTTGCACCGACACAAAATGAAACTCTAAGTTTTGTGTGGGCCTTGGGTAAAGGTATATCTCAATATCAGGAAACGTCATGTTGACCCACATAACTTGTGGGAATGTAGACGTCACAGTCTTAACAGCAATACCGTTGTACTGCTGTTGATTGATCATTTTGATGCCATACGACACGCCACTTGGCGCTTTAAAGTAAGTTGCATCGTCAAGCAAAATAGGGCGGTTGCCTACAAAGTCACCTGTTGGGCCAAGAGTGCGGCTGATAAGACTTGCAGGCCAAGTAAAGACTTGATCTTCTGTGCAAAACACTGACAAACGCTCAGTGTTCCAACTGTCAATCATCTGATTGAGCGCCATTAAGGCGTCTTGCGACATAGATGCGGAGGGCGTTTCACCCTCGGCCAATATACCTAACAAGCGCAAAGCGCGGTTGATTTGATCGCCAGCGGTATACGTTGCCATGTTCAGACTCCTTCAGTTGCTTCCTCTACCGATTTACGGCGGCGCTTAATCTCCAATGTGTTTATTGGAGCCACCTGAACAGGCGTGTCTGAATTATAACGAATCCAGCCATTTTTTTCATCTGCTTCAGCTTCTAAATCCATGGTTGCAATTTTGGCGCCATGGACAGGGTGAATCATTGTAATGTTCATAATAGAAAGGGGGTGATTAGCCCCCTTTTGGTTTAAGCGACTACGGCAAATTGCCATTTAGAACCGTCAGAAATAAACAACTTACCAGTGCCAGTAGCATTAGTTGTAGTTGCAATTGAGCCGACGGGTACAGTGGTTGTTGTCACGTTTGCAGTAATAGCGGTAGTCAAAAAGTACAGACCAGCAGTAGCGTTAGCCACAGTAGCGCCAGTTGTAGCAGTTGAAGTAAGCGTGCCGCTAAAAGTAGATGCAGTAATTTCAGCGCCAGTAATGGTAGTTCCAGCAACAAGTTCTGGATCAGAATACGCGACGCCTACGGGTTTGGAATTGGCCATGATTGTTCCTTTAAAAATGAGGGCCGAAGCCCCCATTATTTAGCCCAAACGATACACAACGTAAGTACCGTCGCCGGTCTTACGGAAGCGGAACAGTTGGCTGGTTGTAATAGCGATAGCAACCAAAGCGTTGCCGCCATCAGTTACACCAGTATTAACAGCCAAAGTCACTGCGCCAGAGGATGTGCCGATGTTCACAATTGACAAGTCAAATGTGCTGCCAACAGTAGCGTTAGGAACAGCAGCGTCAATTGCTGTGCCCAAAGGCAACGTGTATGTCGCAGCAGTTGCGGAGGGGTTAGCCACCAGCATCTGATTGACAATTTGCGCTGCCGTTAGGGTTGCAGTAGCCGTAGCTGTCTGAGGGGCGGCCATTGCGCCCATGATAGTTTCTTGACGGTTGCCTGCACCAACTTGGTA